TACTATTGGAAGAGCACCGCCAAGGCATTGCGGCATGAAAGTCGTTAAGGTCTACGGCGCACTCCGCAAAAAGCTGGGGCAGTGCCGTTTTGAGTTTGAAGCCGAGACACCAGCCCAGGCACTCAAGGCGTTGTGCGCTAATTTCCCTTGGTTGACGAAGTGGTTGCTGGATAGCGAGCGCGATGGCGTCAGCTACCGAGTGACGATTGGCAAGGAAAAGCTGAGCGATCAAACGGCTGGCGCATTGGCGCTGCCCTGGAGCGAAAAGGAAGTTTTCAGCATCACGCCGATAGTCGCTGGTGCGGGAAGTAGTGGCGCTCAGATTGGAATTGGCTTGGGTCTGATTGCTCTTGCCGTTGTAACTGGTGGCATCGCTTCTGCCGGTGTACACCTTGGAGGTTTTATGGGTATTGGCACTGTTGGCACTGCAGTTGCTGGAGTTGGCGCAACACTTGTTCTTGGAGGTATTGCCCAAGCTATTTCTCCGACGCCTGAGATGAGCCCACTGGAACGCGGAAAAGAAGCAGCACGACTGGAATCCTTTAGCTTTAGCGGGGTCGTCAACACCAGTCAGCAGGGCTTGCCAGTGCCCATCGCCTATGGGCGTGTTTTTACTGGTTCCAGTGTGATTTCCACCGCCCTTGACGTTGATCAACTGAAATGACTGAACTTCGCGGTGCTGGTGGTGGTGGTGGCGGTTTCGGCAAAGGTGGCGGTGGTGGCGGCGGTGGTCACACACCATCAGAAGCATCTGACAGCCTTCAGTCAGTTCAATTTGCCACTGTCCTTGACCTGATTTCTGAAGGTGAAATTGAAAGTATTGAAGACGGCCTAAAAGGCATCTACCTAGATGGCACGCCAATACAAACCGCTTCTGGCACTGATAACTTTCAGGGTTACACCGTCATCCTGCGTAACGGCACCCAAGACCAGCCTTACATTTCCGGTCTAAATGGCACCCAGCGCGAAAGGCTGATCAACACCGAGTTCACCAACGCTTTCCCAGTAACACGCCAAATCACCAACGCCGACATTGACCGTTTAAGGATTACGGTTCAGCTTCCTGCTCTGCAGGAGTTCCAAACCAACGGCGACATCACATCTAGTTCTGTTCAGATCAAGGCGCAGGTTCAGTACAACGGCGGCGGCTTCACTGACGTTTTCACTGACACGATCAGCGGCAAAAGCAGCAACGCTTATCAGCGCGACTACATGATCGAGCTGACTGGGGCGTTTCCCGTCGATGTGCGCCTAGTGCGTGTCAGCGCTGACCCAGGCACTGCCCGGCAGCAAAACGATACCTACTGGTACAGCTACACAGAAATCATTGATGAACGTCTGCGTTATCCCAACAGTGCGCTGGCGTTTCTGCGTTTTGACTCGCGTCAGTTCAGCGGCATTCCAAACCGCAAGTATCTGGTTCGCGGCATCAAGGTCAAGATCCCGAGCAACGCGACGGTTGACACCACCACCTATCTTGGCAGGATCACCTATTCAGGCGTGTGGGATGGGACGTTTCAGGCTGCAACCTGGACCAACGATCCAGCCTGGTGTTTATACGACCTGCTGATTAATACCCACTATGGGGCATCAATCCCTGAGTCGTCACTCGATAAGTACGACTTCTATTCGATCAGCCAGTATTGCAACGCTTTGGTCAGCGACGGCAAGGGCGGTCAGGAGCCACGGTTTAGCTGCAACTTGCTACTAAATAGCCGAGACGAAGTGTATAACGTCATCCAAGAGATGACTAGCTTGTTCCGTGGCATTGCGTATTACGGCGCAGGTTCTCTGGTACTGCAGCAGGACAAGCCAAGCGACTCTCAATACCTGCTTGGTCCGAGCAATGTTATAGATGGCATCTTTAATTATTCGGGCACATCACAGAAGGCGCGGCACACCACCGCGACAGTCGCCTACCAGGAATACGAAACTCAAGGCGAAGTTGCCTACGAATACGTCGAAGACCAAGATGCCGTGGCCAAATTCGGCATTATTAACAAGGACATCAAGGCGCTGGGCTGCTACAGCCAAGGTCAGGCACACCGTGCTGGTAAGTGGGCGCTGCTGTCCGAGCAAAACCTGACTGAAACGGTCACATTCTCGGTATCGATTGATAGCGGGATCATTCTGCGCCCCGGAATGGTGATCGACGTTGCCGATCCCCTCCGTGGTGGTACACGTCGCAGCGGTCGCGTCAGCAGCGCAACAACCACCGTCATCACGGTTGATAGCGACACCAATTTGTCGGTCAGCCTGTCGAACAGCCCAACACTTTCGGTGATGATGCCCACCGGCTTGGTTGAAACCAAAACCATCAGTAGCATCAGCGGCACCGCAATCACTGTTAGCAGTGCATTTAGCGAAGCACCCAACGCCAACGCTGTTTGGCTCATTCAGACCAGTGATATTCAATCCCAGCAATTCCGCGTGTTGAACGTTGCCGAATCTGGCGACGGCATTTACGGCGTTACTGCCTTGGCGTATAACGAGTCGATCTATGCGGCCATTGAATCCGATACCAATCTGCAGCAACGTGATATTTCCAACCTTGCCAACAAACCCGATCCAGTCAGCAGTATCACCGGCAATGAGTTTCTTTACCAAGAAGGTCAAAGTGTCTTAACAGCGTTTGATCTAACTTGGCAACACAACGGACTGCGAACCAATGAATATCGCGTTCAGTACCGGATTGATAACGACAACATTCAAGCGGTTACGACAACCAACAAGTCGATCACGCTCAAAGGGCTTCGCGCTGGAACGCTAAAACTTCAAATTCAGGCATACAGCCACCTTAATCGTCCTAGCGATACCACAAACGCTGAAATTCAACTGGCCGGTAAAACCGCTGTGCCATTCGATGTAAGTGGGCTAACACTCGAACCAATCAATGCCAATAGTGCTCGTCTTAAGTGGGAACAAGCCAGCGAGCTTGACGTAAAGGTTGGCGGTCGCGTCATCATTCGCCATAGCCCAGTGACCGATGGCACTGCAACTTGGAGCGATTCTGTCGATCTAATCAACGCTGTTGCCGGTTCTTCCAGTGAAGCGGTAGTGCCGTTAGTTGAAGGCGAAATCCTTGTCAAGTTTGAAGATGACGGCGGACGCAGAAGTGAAAATGCAGTAAGCATCTTGGTTGACCTGCCCGATGCGCTAGGCAACTTGATCATCGAACAAAGACGCGAGGATGCAGATGCCCCGCCTTTCCAAGGCAACAAAACGGATGTCTTCTACAGCGATGAATTTGATGCCTTGGTGCTAGATGGTGACGAAAAAATCGACGACGTTGCCGATTTTGATGAAATCTCATCGTTTAACTATATCGGTAATGTCGTCCCTCAAGGTGAATACGAGTTTGTTAATACGCTGGATCTCGGCAACACCTTTGCGCTTGACATTGCCCGCTATTTTGTCACTCGCGGTTTCTTCCCGAATGATCTAATTAATTCCCGCACAGCCGAGGTAGACACATGGAGCGACTGGGACGGCGACACGATTGATGCCGTGAATGCCCGACTGTTCCTGCGCTCAACCACTGATGATCCTGCTGGTACGCCAACCTGGGGCAACTGGCAGGAGTTCAAAAACGGCACTTACAACGGGCGCGGCTTTCAGTTCAAGGTGCAGCTGCAAAGCGGCGATCCTGCCCAGAACATTTTGATTGACCAGCTTGGCTATAACGCCACCTTCCAGCGTCGGCAAGAGCAGAGCAGCAGCGCGGTCGCTAGTGGCACGAGTACCAAGAGCGTGACGTTCGCTAACCCGTTCTTCACTGGCACGGCAAGCCTTGGCGGTTCGAACGCCTACCTGCCGAGTGTTGGCATCACCGTCCAAGACCTTGGCGCAGGTGAACGTGTCAACATCAGCAACGTGACTGGCACCGGCTTTGATCTGGACGTGCTGGATAGCGGCGGAAGCAATGTCAATCGCAGTTTCACCTGGCAGGCGGTCGGATATGGACGACAGCCTTAGAGTGGGTTAAATACTGTTCTGACGCAGATTGAGACATGGCAACTCATGACTATGTAATTGCGAATGGCACAGGCTCGGCAGTCCGTGCCGATTTGAATGGCGCGCTGTCTGCCATCGCCACCAACAACAGCAATAACGCTGACCTGACGACCACCTTCGGCTGCATGTGGTTTGCGGATCTAGATGACACCACGTTGAAGATCCGTCTCATCGATAATTCAGATTGGGTAACCGTTGGCACGCTTGACAGCCCAAACCTTGGCCTGCTGACTGCAGCAACAGCTAATAGCACCTACTTGGCATTAGCCGGAGGCACGGTCACTGGTCCGCTTGAAATTGGAACAGCTGGCTCGCTGGTATTTGAAGGCTCTACAGCGGACCCCTTTGAAACCACGCTGGCGGTTGTGGATCCCACGGCTGACCGCACTATCACGCTGCCTAATGCCACTGGCACGGTCCCGCTGCTGAGTCTGGCTCAGACCTTCACCGCAGCACAACGCGGCACGATTTCGGCGCTGACTGATGGCGCAACAATCACGGCTGACTTTGCCGTTGCCAACAACTTCAGCGTGACGCTGGGCGGCAACCGGACCTTGGCAAACCCCAGCAACGTCACCGCCGGTCAGTCGGGCTGCATCTTTATTTCGCAAGATGCAACGGGTAGCAGAACCCTTGGGTATGGAGGGAACTGGGATTTTGCTGGTGGTAATCCACCGACCCTTTCAACCGGAGCCAACGCCGTAGATCTGCTGGTTTATACGGTGCGGACTACGACTAACATCCAAGCACAACTGATTGCAAACTTCAGCTAATGGCAGTTCCCGGATCCGCTAACCCGATGCTGCTGGGCGGTCAAGCTGCCGTGTACCCGATCGACCAAAGCCTGCGGTTTAACTCAACGGATTCGGCTTACCTCAACAGGACTCCGGCGACTGCGGGCAATAGGCAAACATTTACCTGGAGCGGGTGGGTTAAGCGCGGTGCATTGAGTTCTAACCAAGCCGTTTTTTCTGCTAGTGACGGTACACAAAACAATGAGTTTCTTGTTTTCTTTGGAACAGGAAATACGCTAGCAATTCAGCAAACTGTTGGCGGAACATCATCTGGGCAAATCTCTTGTGTTACCAATGCTGTTTATCGTGATACATCTGCGTGGTATCACATTGTCTTAGCAATAGACACAACACAAGCAACTTCCACAAATCGGTTGCTGCTGTATGTTAACGGTGTTTCTCAAACCTTTTCTTCGTATTCTGTTGGGTCATCTATTAACACATGGGTAAATAATACTAATGCTCATGCGATTGGAAAACGTGGAGACGCATCGCTGTACTTCAATGGCTACCTAGCCGAAGTCAACTTTATCGACGGCTCTGCCCTTGATCCCACCAGCTTTGGCGAGGAAGATGACAACGGCGTCTGGCGTCCTATCAAGTACGCAGACAGCTACACCGGCAACTCGTTCTATCTGAAGTTTGCCAACGGCGACGGCACTGATAGCAGCGGCTTGAGCAACACTTGGACGGCCAATAACTTCACCACCTCCGGCACTGGTACGGACGTGATGGACGACACGCCGACGACGAACTGGGCGACGCTTAATCCGCTCACTACATCAAACACGACCCGATCACCTAGTGATGGCAATCTGGTTATTGCATTTGGGGGGACTTATCCAACCAATATGCTCGGCAGCTTTGGAGCCTCGTCGGGTAAGTGGTACTGGGAAGTTGGTTTTGCGGGCGGAGATTCCAGCAGTGGTCATGCTTGCGGTATAGCTGTTGGCGACTGGGCAAATAGAAATACTGATCCGCAGACAGTCTCTACGCCATTTAGTCATTACATTGACAGTCGGGGAAATTTTTGGAATAGCGGATCAAGTACAGCAAACAGTACAAACTTTACTGTTGGAGACATTATCGGTGTTGCTTTAGATGCGGACAATGATGAAGTTAGCTTTTACAAAAACGGGACGATTGTGGGCTCAGCGCAATCGCTTGAAACAGGGCAAACATGGTTTCCGTTGCAGAAAAACTCTAGTTTCACAGCACTAACGCAAACAGTTAATTTCGGACAACGCGCCTTTGAGTACACCCCGCCGACCGGCTTCAACGCACCGAACACCAATAATTTAAGTGCCCCGGACATCGCGGATGGGTCGGATTATTTCCAGTCAGTTTTGGACACTGGAGCGAACATCCTTTCTTCTGCTCAGTCGGCTGTTTCAAATGGATTGTGGTGGGTTAAGGACCGGGACAACAGCAATCAGCACCAGTTTGTTGATTCGGTACGCGGTGGGAGCCTGGCATTAACCTGCCCAACACTTGCAGCAGAGGGTTCCTACTCTGCGCCTTCCGGCAGTTCTGTCGCTTGGTGCTGGAAAGAAGGTGCCACGCCGGGGTTTGACATTGTGACCTACACGGGAGATGGCACTACAAGCGCTAATCGCCTAATCGATCACAGCTTGGGCGTTACTCCTGATTTTATTATTACTAAAAAACGCAGTAGTGGCACAACTGACGGTGGTTGGAGCACTTGGCATAAAGATCTTGGCGGCAACTATGGCGTATGGCTACAACTGCCAAATGCCAGAAATGTATCTATGTGGGCGGGTTACACTAACTTCTCTTCAACTAAATTTACGCCGCCTGACTTAAATTACGGCAACGAAAATGCTCAAACTTACGTCAACTATTTGTGGGCGGAAGTCGAAGGTTACAGCAGGTTCGGCAGTTACATCGGGAATGGGCAAACCGGGGATTTGGCTCCGTTTGTATGGTGCGGATTCAGACCGGCGTTTTTAATGGTCAAGGCGGCAACCACGTCGGCAAACTGGATAATCTGCGACGCAGCCAGAAACACCTACAACGTTATTGGCGATGAATTGGTTGCTAATGCTGCAAACGCTGAGAGCGGACTAGCAATAACAACTGCGGTGGATTTCACTGCTAATGGATTCAAGATCCGTACAAATGACGCAAACTGGAACAGCAATACTCAGACGCTGATTTTCGCCGCCTTCGCTGAAAACCCAGTCGGCGGCTCCGGTGTTTCACCCGCCACTGCTCGCTAAGATCTAACCATGGGATTTCTACTTAACGGTCAGCCGCTTCGCGTTGGTCGCCCCTTTACTGACGCAGACGGTACGCAGTACCCGTCCAACTGGCTGCGCCTTGCCAGCGAGGATGAAAAGGCTGCAATCGGCATCACCTGGGAAGCAGACCCTGCCCCAGTCGATACCCGTTTTTACTGGAGCGAAGGCAATCCTAAGCGGCTTGAGGATGAGCCCGCTGTCGATGAAAACGGCGATCCAGTGCTGGATGCTGACGGCGTTCAGATGGTCAACCTTGGTTTAAAGACCACTTGGGTCGCTGAACAAAAGCAGATTGCCGGGACGCTGCTTGCGCAAACTGATTGGTACGTCACCCGCAAGGCTGAGGATCCCACCGCTGAAATTCCGGCTGCTGTTGCCACTTATCGCGCTGCAGTCCGTACCACTAGCGGCACCCGCGAGGCTGAGATCAATGCCTGCACCACTACCGAAGAACTGGCAGAACTACTGACCAGCACCGAAGCGTCTATTACGCCTTGGCCTGAACAGGTCTAGCGCCCTTAAACTGGAGCGGGAGGTGAGTCATGGCAATTTCACCTGGCACCTATAACATCACGCTTCAGCGCCGGGCGGATTACAGCATCACGCTGCAGTTCAAGGACAGCAACGGCGATGCCATCAATCTGACTGACTGGAGCGCAGCCGCACAAGCTTGGAACAAAGGGCGAACCACTAAGTACGGCGATTTTGCGGTTACCTACACGAATCGCAGCACTGGGACGATTGCGATTGCTCTGACTGACGAGCAGACCGCTACGTTTCCTGATGAGGCGTACTACGACGTACTGCTGACCAATGCCAGCGGGCTTAAGGAGTACTACCTCGAAGGCATTATTTATGTCAGCGAGGGGTATACGGCATGAGCAACAGCGTTGTCGTCAGCTCAGTCAACAACACCACTGTCGTTACTGAGAATGGCGGCAGCACTGTTGTCACGGTCCCTCAGACCTCAGTCGTCACGGCAACAACGCAGGGACCACAAGGCGTTGCTGGTGCGGGTTTTGACATCGACAGCACGGCTAAAGTGGACAAAAGCGTTGTCTATTACGACGCCGCCGCTAGTCAGTTCAAAGCTGACACCACCTGGACCACCACCACTCTGACCGACGGAGGTAACTTCTAAGCCATGGCTAACACCCTTCGCATCAAGCGTCGTGCATCTGGTTTAAGCGCTGGTGCGCCGGGCAGCCTTGAAAACGCTGAAATCGCGTACAACGAGTCAGATGCCGGCAACGGTATTCTGTACTACGGCTATGGCACGGGTGGTGCTGGCGGTAGTGCGACCAGCATTGTTGCGATTGGTGGTGACGGTGCGTTTGTCAATCTGACCGGCACTCAGACGGTTAGCGGCAACAAGACGTTCACTGGGACGCTTGATTTCAGCGGCGCCACTATTGCCACGTTTGACACGACCGGGAACGTCACTGTTGGCGGCAACCTCGTCGTCAATGGCACGACCACCACGGTGAATAGCACCACCGTCACGGTGGATGACAAGAACCTAGAGCTGGGTTCTGTTGCTACTCCGACGGATGTAACTGCCGACGGTGGTGGCATCACGCTGAAGGGTGCAACTGACAAAACTTTCAACTGGGTTGACAGCACTGACAGCTGGACCAGCAGCGAGCATATTGATCTTGCTTCCGGCAAAGAGTTCAAGATTGCTGGTACGTCAGTTCTTAGCGGCAGCACGCTTGGATCTGGTGTTACTGCTTCCAGCCTGACCAGCGTCGGCACAATCACTAGCGGCACCTGGAACGGCACCACAATTACGGTGGCTAACGGTGGCACTGGAGCGACCACGCTGACCGGCATTTTGAAGGGCAACGGTACTAGCGCTTTTACCGCTGCGACTGAAGGCACCGACTATCTTTCCAACAGCAGTGAGATTGACGGCGGCACGTTCTAATGGCAAATGTCATTCGTCACAAGCGCGGCACCAGTGACCCTGTTGCTGGTGATTTCAGCGACACTGCTGAGCTGCTGATTAACACGGCGGATGGCACGATTTTTACGAAGAACGACAGCTCCGCCGTCATTGAAGCTGCGACGATTTCAACCAGTCAGACGCTGACCAACAAAACACTTGGCGACCTGAGCGAATCGGTTTTTACGATCACCGACGGTGCCAGTGTTGATCTAGATCCTGCTGATGGTCCGATCCAGCTGTGGACGTTAGGTGCTAACCGCACTGCAACCGCCACCAATTTTGCAGCAGGTGAGTCGATGCTGCTGATGGTTGCTGATGGAACGGCATATTCGCTGACGTGGCCGACAATGACCTGGGTCGGTGGATCCGCTCCAACGCTGGCGACTAGCGGTTACAGCGTGATCGAGTTGTGGAAGATCAGCACCACGCTTTATGGGGCGCATGTCGGTGACGTGGCATGAGGAATCATTTTCTTCGGGCTGCTGCTGGTGCGGGTGAAGTTGATAGGTCGTGGGATATAGCGTATGCCGAGTTTACGGGCACTCCAAAAAACTGGTTTTATGTTGGCGATCAAGAAGCATCGCCATGTGGGCTCACCTTCAAAACAGATGGCACCCAGATGTACATAGTTGGGTCTGGTTCTGACAAAGTGGTTCAATACGCATTATCGACTGCATGGGATGTAAGCACTGCGTCTTACACACAGTCTTTTTCCGTGTTGAGCCAAGATGGAGTTTCTCGTGGTTTATTTTTTAAGCCCGACGGAACAAAAATGTATGTTATTGGACAGAGTGGTGACAACGTGTATGAGTACAATCTGTCTACCGCTTGGGACATATCCACTGCAAGTTACAACCAGAATTTCTCAGTTCAGGCTCAAGACGGCACGCCGCGAGGTGTGTTTTTTAAGGACGATGGAACGGAGATGTATGTCGCTGGCGACGTAGCCGAAGCCGTGCATCAATACACATTGACAACCGGATGGGATGTAAGCACCGCATCCTTTACGCAGTCTTTTTCTGTTTCTACACCCACACCAACCGATTTATGGTTTGGCAACTCAGGAACCAAAATGTATATTTTAGACGACGCATACAACAGGGTGATCGAATACACCCTTTCAACGGCTTGGGATGTATCGACGGCAAGTTATGTCCGAACTTTCGCTGTTTTGTCTCAAGATAGCGTTCCTCTTGGGTTGTTTTTTAAGAGCGACGGCACAAAAATGTTTATGTTGGGCGCAACAAGCGACGCGGTTTGGCAGTATTCTCTTTCGACCGCTTATAACATTGATACGGCATCTTTTACTCTGCCGACCAGTGAGTATTTGAATGTTTTGGCACAAGATACAAATCCGCAGGACATCTTTTTTAAACCAGATGGAACCAGGATGTATATCCTTGGCAGTGCCGGGGACGATGTAAACGAATACAGCCTGTCTTCAGCATGGGATATAACTACTGCCAGCTATGTGCAATCTTTTAGCATAACCGCACAAGAGATTCTTCCGGGAGGGCTATTCTTTAAGCCTGACGGAACAAAGATGTATGTTACCGGATATAACAGTGATAATGTCAATGAGTACGATTTATCTACAGCGTGGGACGTATCAACCGCTAGCTATCTGCAAAACTTCAGCGTCTCCGCTCAAGAAGGTGCGCCGCGAAGTTTATTTTTTAAGCCCGACGGCATGAAAATGTATGTAATTGGCACCAGTGCAGATACCGTACGTGAATACGCGCTGTCAACGGCATGGGACGTATCAACCGCTAGCTACTCACAAGGCTTTAGCGTCAGTAGCCAAGAAACAAACCCACAAAGTGTGTTCTTTAAGCCCGACGGGACAAAGATGTATATTCATGGGGAATCTGGGGACGACGTAAACGAGTACAATTTGTCTACGGCGTGGGACGTTTCAACTGCTAGCTATGTACAAAAATCTGGCGTCACCGTGCCTGTAGAGAGTGGTCCGCAGGGGTTGTTTTTCAAAGACGATGGAACTAAGTTTTTCACGGTTGGTAACTCCAGAGATGCAGTCTGGGCTTTTACTATTTCCTAGGTACCAATGTCAAGAGCCCAGATGTCCTGCTCTCCGTCCGTGACGAGCTACTCCCTTGATTTGCGCCTGGTAGCCACGCCTACAGGCCTGTCCAGCAGATCCGAGAACAATCCGCGCAGAAGCGCTCAAGTCATGGACACTACTTCTATGGTTAGGGTCCGCTGTAGGTTCAATTGATGCCTGCAACAGCAGACCCAGCGGGGAAC